CCCGCACGCAACCTTTGACTAAGGGTCAACCTGTGCTGGACCCCCCGGTCACCCCGGTGCGACGGGATCGGCGTGGGGGCTGGATGGTCCGGCAAGACGGCCCGCAAGGCCCGCCCACGGCCGCCCGCGACCCGATCGCGTTCATCAACAGCCTGACTCATACCAAGGGGCCCTACGCCAGGCAGACGTTCCAGTTGCGGCCCTGGCAGGTGCGAATCCTGCGGCAGCTCTTCAAAAAGCGCCGGGATGGCACGCGGCAGTACCGCACGTGCCTGCTGATGCTCCCGCGGAAGAATGGGAAATCCGAGCTCGCGGCCGCGATCGCGTTGTACGGCCTGCTGGCGGATGGCGAAACGGGCGGCGAAGTGTACTCGGCCGCGGCGGATCGGGACCAGGCCGGCCTGGTGTTCGGGGTCGCGGCGCAGATGCTGCGGAACGATCCCGCCCTCAATGCCGAGTGTTACATCGTCGAGTCGCAAAAGCGGATCGTGCATCACGCCAGCGGGAGTTTTTATCGGGCGATTTCCGCGGAGGCCTACAGCAAGCACGGGTTCAATGCGTCGATGGTGATTTACGACGAACTGCACGCGGCGCCGGACCGGCGGCTGTATGACGTGCTGTCGACGTCGATGGGGGCGCGCCAGCAGCCCTTGCTGCTCGTGATTTCCACGGCGGGCTACGACCGCCATTCGATTCTCTGGGAACTCTACGCGCACGCGAAAAAGGTCCAGGCCGATCCCGCGCTCGATCCGACGTTCCTGCCGATTCTGTACGAGGCGCCGGTCGACGCGGCGTGGACGTCCCCGCGCGTGTGGAAAAAAGCCAATCCCGCCCTCGGCGATTTCCGCAGTCTCGAAGAAATGCAAATCCTGGCGGCGCGGGCGCGGGAAATTCCGGCGCAGGAAAACACCTTTCGCCGGCTGTACCTGAACCAGTGGACCGAGCAGGCGGCGCGGTGGGTCACCATGTCGGCCTGGGATGCGTGCCGCGTCAAACCCGACCCGGAGCGGTTGCGCGGTCGGCGCTGTTACGTCGGCATGGACCTGAGCTCGACGACCGACCTGACGGCGATCGTCGCCGTGTTTCCCGACGACGACGGGCCCGGGTTCGACGTGCTCGCGCAGTTCTTCGTGCCGGCCGACAACCTGGCCGAGCGGGTGCGCCGCGACCGGGTGCCGTACGACCAGTGGGCGCGCGAGGGGTGGCTCGTGGCGACGCCGGGCAACGTCATCGACTACGAGTACGTCCGGCAGCGGCTGCGCGCCTGGCGCACCGAGTTCGACATCCGCGAGATTGCCTTCGACAAGTGGAACGCGATCGACCTGGTGACGCGCCTGAAAGAGCAGGACGGGTTCGCGTGCATCCAGATCGACCAGGGGTTCGCGGCGTTGTCGGGGCCGACGAAGTCGCTCGAGACCGCGATTCTGTCGCGCGCCCTGCGGCACGACGGGCACCCGGTGCTGCGTTGGAACATCTCCAACCTGGCGGTCGAGCAGGACGCGATGGGCAACCTGAAACTGTCGAAGAAAGTCTCGACGGAACGGATCGACGGCGCGAGCGCGCTGGTGAACGCGATCCATCGGCGCGACTACATGGCCGCCGAGAAGCGGCCGAGCTATTCCATGATCGTGCTGGGGTGACGCCATGAGCAAACGCCCGCGCGGCCGCCCGCGGATCGCCGATGTGCCCTCGACCGCGCGCATTGAACTGCGCGTGACGCCCGCGCAACGCCTCGAGCTGCGACGGGTCGCCGGCGAAAACCAGACCGGGGTCGCCGGGCTCCTGCGTGAGGCCGTCAACGAATATGTCGCCGATTACCACGAGCGACGGGTTTTTAACCGGCGGAAACTCTGAGCTGGCCGCATTCTTGGGCGCGTGCCCCTCACGCGTGCCTATGCGCTGCTGACGATCAAGGCCGTCGACACGCATCAGCGCACCATCACGGGCATCGCCTCGACCCCCCAACCCGACCGCATGGGCGACGTCGTCGAACCGCTCGGCGTCACCTATAAAAATCCGCTCCCGCTGCTGCTGTATCACGACGCGAAAAAGCCGGTCGGGACCGTCACGTTCAAGAAACCGACGGCCGACGGGCTCGAATTTTCGGCCAGCCTGCCGACGGTCGCCGACCCCGGCACGTTGCGCGACCGCGTCGAGGAAGCGTGGCAGAGCATCAAGGCCGGGCTGCTCGCCGGCGTGTCGATCGGGTTCCGCTCGATCGAGGAAGCGTTCAACAAGGACACCGGCGGGTTTCGGTTCCTGAAAACGGAAGTCCTCGAGCTCTCGCTGGTCGCGATCCCGGCCAATGCCGACGCGACGATTCACACGATCAAATCGCTTGACCTGGCCGCGCCGGGCCGTCATCCGTCCCGCATCCGGGACTTTCTGCCGATCGTGCGCGTGGACAAGGGCGCGCCGACTATGGAATCCAAAACGATTCAAGAACAGATTTCGGGGTTTGAAAACCGCCGCGCGGCGCAACTGGCGCGCATGACCGCGATTATGACCAAGTCGGCCGAGGCCGGCGCCACCCTCGACCAGGCCGAGACCGACGAATACGACGGCCTGAGCGCCGAACTCAAGGCGATCGATGCGCATCTGGTGCGGCTCAACGCGCTCGAGACGACGAACCGCACGCACGCGATCGCGATCACCGCGGCGACGCCCGAGGAGGCGAGCAAGCAGCGCGGCGGGGTGCCGATCATCTCGGTCAAGAGCAACCTGGCGCCGGGTACGGCGTTTGTGCGGTACTGCCAGGCGCTCGCGGTCGGGCATGGCTCGAAGGCGGATGCCATCGCGCACGCGCAACAGTGGCGCGACTCGACCCCGGAAGTCGAACTCGTCCTCAAGGCCGCGGTCGCCCCGGGCACGTCGACCGATGCGACCTGGGCCGGCCCCCTGGCGCCCCTCACGCCGTTGGCCGCGGATTTCCTCGCGCTGCTGCGCCCGCAAACGATCCTCGGCAAGGTCGACACGTTCTTCCGGGTGCCGTTCAACGTGTCCGTCCCGGCGCAGACCGGCGGCGGCACGTATCAGTGGGTCGGCCAGGGCGCGCCCAAGCCGGTCGGCAAACTGGCGTTCTCGACCATCACGTTGTCCATTCTCAAATGCGCCGGGATCATCGTGATCACCGAGGAGCTCGCGCGCACCTCGACGCCGTCGGCCGAGGAAGTCATCCGGCGCGACATGATCGCGGGGATCGCGGCGTTCCTCGACACGCAATTCATCGACCCCGCCCAGGCGCCGGTCGCGGGCGTGTCGCCCGGCTCGGTGACCAACGGCGTGACGCCGATCACCACCGCCGGCACGACCCCGGCCAACGCGCGCACCGACATCCAGGCCCTCGCCAACGCGATGACGGCGGCGCTGATTCCGAGTGCCGGCGCGGTGCTGATCCTCTCGGAGACCAACGCGCTCGCGTTGACCAACGCGCTGAACCCGCTCGGGCAGCCGCTGTTCCCGGGCATGTCGCAGGGCGGCGGGATGATCATGGGCTACAAGGCGATCGCCTCGCAGTCGGCCGGCACCACCGTCGCCCTGGTGCAGCCGAGCGCGATTCTCTACGCGGATGACGGCGGCGTGACGATCGACGTGTCGCGCGAGGCGTCGCTGCAGATGGATTCGGCGCTCGACAATCCGCCGCTCGCGACGACGCTCCTCACGTCCCTCTGGCAGATGAACCTCGTCGGCCTGCGCGCCGAACGGTTTATCAACTGGAAGAAGGCGCGCGCCGGCGTCGTGCAATACACGGCCGCGACCTACACGGCGTAACCATGCAGGTGACCATGACGGTCCGGCGTGACGGGTACTGGGACGGCCAGTACCCGCGCGCCGGCGACACGATCACGGTCGACGAGAATCACGTCGAGCAGCTCGAGCTCGCCGGGTTCGCCACGCGCCAGGCCGCGGACCCGGCGCCGCGCCCCGCGAAAGGATCGAAACATGGCCGGTGACTCGCTCGACGTCGTCGCGCGGACGTATCACACCGAGAACGGCGTCGAACACCTCGAGGGCGAGACCTACGCCGTGACCGATCGCGCGCTCGCGGAAACGCTGCGCGGGATCGGGTTCGTCTCGATCGACGGCTGGACGGACGCCGAGGCCGGCGGCGGCACCGCGCCGACCGTGACGAGTCTGGTGCCGGCGAGCGTGGCCCTCGGGGCGCCGAATTTTACGCTACACGTGCACGGCACCGGGATCGGCGCCGGCGCGGTGATCATGTTCGCCGGGAAAGACGAACCGACGACGGTCGTGTCGGACACCGAGGTCACCACTGGCGTCGACATGAGCGTCTGGGTCGGGCCGGACCCAGCCGTGCCGGTGGCGGTGCGCAGCGCCGAGGGCGCGGTCAGTAACCCGCTCTCGTTTGCGTTCACCGCGGCCCGCTGATGGCGACGGTCCGGCTGCAGCTGTTCGGGCGCGGGCTCGAGCTCACGGCCAAAACCCTGACGGCGCCGTACAGTCCCGGCGCGGTCACCGGCGGCGGCTGGTATCCGCTCGTCGTCCGCGAACCCTACGCCGGCGCCTGGCAGGTCAACGTCGAAGGGCGCCGCGACCAGGTCCTGCAATATGCGCCCGTGTTCGCGTGCGTCACCCTCATCGCCCAGGACGTCGGCAAGTTGACCTTGCGCCTGGTCGAGGAGAACGACGACGACATGTGGGAGGAGACGAGCTCGCCGGCGTTCTCGCCCGTCCTCCGCAAACCGAACCGCTACCAGACGACGACCAAATTCGTCGAGCAGTGGATTACCTCGAAATTGATGTGGGGGAACGCCTATATCCTGAAAGAGCGCGACGCGCGCGGGGTCGTCACCGCGCTGTACGTGCTCGACCCGCTGCGCACGACGCCCCTCATCGCGCCCGATGGCGGCGTGTACTACCAGCTGCAACACGACAACCTCTCCGGCAGCCTGGCGCTGGCGCGCGAACCCGCCGACAAATTCATCCTGCCGGCGAGCGAAATCATTCACGACCGGATGGTCTGTTTGTTTCATCCGCTGGTCGGGATGTCGCCGATCTACGCCTGCGCCACCGCGGCGCTGCAAGGGCTCGCGATTCAGGCCACCTCGAGCGCGTTTTTCACCAATGGCAGCCGGCCGAGCGGCTTGATCACGGCGCCGGCCGGCATGACCCCCGAGCAGCTCGCCCAGGCCAAGACCGACTGGGAAACCTTCAACGGCCCGGGGAACGCCGGCCGCGTCGCCGTGATCACCGCCGATATCAAGTACACGCAGCTCTCGATGAACGCGGTCGACGCGCAACTGATCCAGCAACTCGGGTGGACCGCCGGGACGATCTGCAGCGTGTTCCACGTGCCGTCGTTCCTGATTGGCGTCGGCGAACTCCCGCGCGGCGTGTCGCTTGAGTCGCTGTGGCAGATGTATCACTCGCTCTGCCTGCAGTCGCTGATCACCAACTTCGAGAACGCCCTCGACGAGGGCCTCGGCCTGACGACCGCGACCGCCGGCACGCAGTACGGCACCGAGCTCGACATCGACGATTTGATCTGGATGGACAACTCGACGAAGACGAAGGCGGCGGCGGATGCGATCGGGGCGGGCGCCATGTCGCCGGATGAAGCGCGCGAGCGGTACTTCGGCCTCGGCCCCGTCGAGGGCGGCGACACGCCGTACATGCAGCAGCAAATGTTTTCGCTCAAGGCGCTGGCGCAGCGCGACAAGAACGATCCCTTTAGCAAGCCGGCGCCGGCGCCGATGGCCGCGCCTGCTGGCGCCGGCCAGGTGGCGCCCGACCAGGTCGCCGCGAATGTCCAGCACCTGCTGACCAAAGAACTCGAGCTGGCGGCATGACGCACGACGAGCTCGTGGCCATTGTCCAGGGGATCGCGCCGGTCGTGCGTGACTACGTCAAGACCGCGCTCGCCGACGTGCATACGCGCGTGCAGGTGCTCGACGGGCAGCTCGCGGGCCTCGTCACCACCACCACCGAGATCGGCACCATGCGCGAACGCCTGGCCGTGCTCGAGACGCGCGCGCCGGTGCCCGGCCCCACGGGCCCGGCCGGCCAGAACGGATCGGATGGCCTCGGGGTCGATGACCTCGCGATCGAACAGGTCGACGACGCGACCGTCCGGGTGAAAGCCACCCACGGCGACACCGTCAAGGTGATCGGCACGGTGCGCTTTCCGGTCGCGCGGGTGACCGGCGATTATGAGCCGGGGCGCGAGTACCGGCCGGGCGATCTGGTACGCCACAAAAACGCGATCTGGCATTGCCGCGTGGCGACGACCGTCGCGCCGGGCGCCACCACGTACGACGCGACCGGCAAACCGGCCGGCCCGCAGGGCAAAGACTTTTGGACGCTCCTCCTGCGGGACGGCAAACGGGTATGAGCACGCTCGTGACGCTGGATCAGGTCAAGGCCCGGCTGCGGATCACGTCGACCGCCGATGACGTCGACGTGCAGGCGATGGCCGACCAGGCCGAGGCGCACATCGTCGGCTGGTGCAGCACGACGCCGCGCGCGAAGGCCGTCGCCGACACGTGGGTCGATGCCGCGACCGTGCCGCTGGTCGTCGTCGCCGCAATTCTCGTGCAGGCCGGCGAGCTCTATCGGTTCCGCGGCGATGAACCCGCCGGGCCGCCGCGGACGACCGGCGAGGAGCTCGGCGTCCAGGTCCGCGAACTGCTGCGCGCGTATCACGACCCGGGGATCGCATGAGTCCGAGCGCGACGCCCTACATCGCGAGCGGCCAACGGCGGCACCAGGGGCTGTTTCAGAAGCCCGGCCCGCCCGTGCCCGATGGCACCGGCTGGGTCGAGTCGTGGATCGATCTGCCGCCGCCCGAATTTGCGCGCATCACGCCGGCCTCGCAGGCCTCGCTCGAGCAGATCACCGCCGGTACGGTGCTGTCGATGGCGACGCACATCGTCACGGTGCCGTACCGCACCGGCCTGACGACCAAGACGCGCTTTCTCTACGACGGGCGCAACCTGTCGGTCCTCGGGATCTTCGACTACGAAGAGCGGCACGTGCAGCTGAACCTGGTCTGCGCCGAGGTGGTCGCGTGAGCGGGCCGGGCGGGCAGTCGGTGTGGTTTCAGTGGACGGGGTTTCAGGAGCTCGTCGACCAGTTCGCCACGCTCGCGCCGGATCTCACGCAGGCGGCCGCACCGGCGGTCGAGACCGCCGCGCAGGCGGCCAAGAATGCGATCTACGCCGGGTATCCGACCCGCACGGGCGATCTCAAGGATCACCTGGCGGTGATCGTCCACACGGACGCCACGCGCACCGAGGCGGTCGTGATCAACACCTCGCCGCACGCGGCCGTGTTCGAGCGCGGCAGCCAGGCGCGGCATACCGCGATCGGCGCGAACCGCGGATCGATGCCGGCGAATCCGATCTTCACCGCGACGATGATGCGCTGGCGCCGCGGCCTCTATAGCGGCCCGATCCCGCGCGTGCTCGAGACGATGGGCCTGACGGTCAATGGCACTGCTTAACGTCGCCACCGTCACGATCGCGATCCTGCAGATTCTGCAGCAGGATGCGCCGTTGCGCGCGTTGATGCCCGACGGCGCGTGGTTCGCCGAAGCGCCCCCGGGCGCGACGCGGTTCGTGATTCTGTCGCTCGTGTCGTCGATGGACACGCCGATCTTCGGCGGGCCGGCCTACAAGGAGTCGGTGTATCTGGTCGAGGCGCGGGCGCTGATGACGAGTGGCGCCGACGTCGAGAGCGCGT